GAACTATCCGAACGTATTGTCATTTTCATTTGTTTTTTATCTTCTGGTGTGTTTACATCAATAAACCATTCTTGTACAGAACTTTTATTTAAGTATGCATAAAATCTTGTAATCAATGGTAATATTGCAGCCAAGTTATCGCCTTTTTGTTCTGCTTTCATACCAACTGCCTTGACTAATACTAATGGCACTTTTTCACCTTTCTTTTCTAAATTAAAGTGATCTAATAACCATTGTTTAAATTCTTTAAGTGATAATGTGTTAACAACAGCACACATTTGTTTACGACAAACTTTTAACATGATATTATATAACTCATCTGCCTGTTGTTGATTCTCTAAAAAATATTCTAAGTATAACTCTCTAATCTGATTCTTCTTAGACATGTAATCGCCCTTTTTGGCAATATCTCTTACACCAGGTATTTTAGAATAAACGGCAGTCCATAGTTCATCTTCTAACTTTTTAATTTCTGATTCTTTACCTAATGCTTTGTATTGTGTTTGAACATAACTGTTCAGTAATGGTTCTTTTGAACTGGCAGTTCCTGCTTTTAGACTGACACCAATAATCTCTTTGTTTCTAAACATGAGAAAAATATCACCTGCATGTTTAGGTGGCACACCTGCAGGTTTCTTTCGATAACCCCAAAATACATTTCGAATAGGTTTTGTGCTGTGAAGATCCTCAATATATCTTGTAATGCCTATTGCATTTTCAAATTTTGTTTTTACTAGATTTTCTGGAAGGGTACCAAGTTTATCGATAATAGCAACACCTGCTACTCTATCACCGTCTGTGACAAATGTTTTCTTGGCATTCTTTTTGAGATCACCCATTTTATAGAGAAACTTTTTAAAGTCTTCTATATTTGATGGTCTGAAATTATTGTTAAATGCAAGTGCTGGAAATAACTCTGTTATTGCAGCTGTGGCAGTTGTATCTACTCTTGCTTCATTTAACTGTGATCTAAATTGATCAAAACTTTGCATACACCTCTCCCATATGTGTAGAATATATCACATTTTCCATGTTATGTCAATGCTTATATTTATAATTCTTTAATACACAGGAAGTCGGGTACGCCGTTATTATGTTTAAATACTTGATGTTTATTCTGAAAATCTGCTAATTCTTGTGCATCGTCTTCAAATTCAAAGACTGCGACAACTTTTTTAGTGTTTTCTCTTACATGCCAAACAATATCTTTCTTTACCTTTACTGGTTTAGTAGTATATTTCAGTTTCTTAATTCGTGTTGTTTTCTTACGAGAAGTTGCCATATTTATTTCCTTTGTTCTTTTGTAAATATGCCTCAACAGCATCATCATCTTCGTTTTCATCTATTCCAGAATTTACTAAGTTTTGTGCTGATTGTTCAACATCAAAAAATTTCATTCTGGCACGATCAACACCAATCACAAACTTTTTATTCATTGTAGGATCATTATATCGATTCTTTAATTGTTTAACCATCATTTGACCTGCCTGTTCTAACTCATCGTTTGAAATGAGAGCAAACATAAAGTCAGCAGTAGCAGGCAGACCAAATGATTCAGAGGTGTCTTCAAGGCCTACATCAGTAGAAACAAATCCAGTTCGAGTAGTTTGAGTTGCAGTGACAATCGGGAGGTTGCTTTCGACTGCCAAACCTCTTAACTCCTCGGCAATGGCCTTGACGTAAGTATAACTGTTAACATTAGCACCAGGTTTGAAACGAGAACTGGCACAGATATTAATATAATCAATAAACACAATATCTGGTTTGAATGTTTTCTTTAGTGCTAATTCATTGAGTAAAGATTTAAAGTGACCAGAACCAGCAGAGGCAGTTGGATATTCTTTGATAACTAAACTACCTGTTGTTGCTTGTTTTAATTTTTCTATCTTGTCTGAGAATATTTTACGATTCAATGAATGTAAATCATCAGTAGAAATATTTAAAAGATTAGCATCGATACGTTCTGCAATACGTTCTTCTGCCATTTCTAAAGTGATATAGAGAACATTTTTATTAACAGATAATGCATGAGCAGCCATGTGTGTCATAAACATTGTTTTACCAACACCAGTGCCTGCAAGTGCCACGTTCAACGTTTTGTTTGGCAAACCACCTTTTGTTATCTTATTGAAATATTCTAAATCAAATTCAATACGTTCTAACTTTTGATGATAGTAATCAAATCTTTTATCGACATCATCTAAATAATCATGACCAACATGAGAATCGAAAGACACACCTAATGCATCGCTTAGTATTTCTGGTATCGCTTCTGGTGTCCGTCTTGTATCTTTATTCTCTAGTATTTGAATACCATCCATCACTGCGTTATGTATCGCACGATCTTTACAAAATTTCTCTGTAGTTTCTACTAACCAATCTAGGTTGATCTCTTCTGGATTTAACGATTTAATTAACTCAACTATCTGTTTATATTCTTCGTTATATAGAAGATTCTTTAGGGTTGTTCTCTCTATTCTTTCCATTCACTTCTTTCTCTATGTTTTCTGACAATATGTCACCGATAATGCTTCTAAACTTATCAGAATCAGTATCAACATTATTTGGATTACGAACAACATCATAATCAAACTTTAATCGTAAGTGTTCGCTTTCCTCGATGAACTTAACTTTACCATAAAGGTAAATCACATCTTTGAACTCACCATCTTCGATAATAATACCAGATTGTGAGTATCTTGGATTATCTATATAACTATACTTCGTTGACGCCATAACTAAATTCTTTTTTAGCTGCTTCGTCTAACTGTTTCATTATTTCGTCTGTGAAATATTTCTCAGGTTCGTTTTGTATAGTTTTAGCATATTGTTTACTACCATCAGGTAGTTCAATTCTTGTTGATACTTGTTTAAAGATACCATGTTTGACTGCCAAGTCTAATAGACCATAATGACGATCTAAACCTGTATCATATCTTAAACGAGTATCGACCATCATATTTTCTTTAGATAATCTACTCTTATGTGTTTTACAGTGAATGATATTACCAACAATGTCGGTACCATCTTTTTCTTTTTTCTTTGAGAGATAAACAATGGTTGATGCGGCATATTTTAATCCAGAACCACCACCCATTTCTTTCTGTGGGAACATTGAACCAATCACATCATAAGTATGGTTAGTGATAACAAGAGGTACTTTTGCCTTACCAAGTTTCAATGTTAATACTCTAAATGCAGCCTTAACAACTTGTGATCTAGTCATATCTCTTGTTTCTTTACCATCAGCAGTATCTTCGATTTCTTTTGTAGTAGATAACATACCTAAAGAATCTAACACTAAAAATAGTGGTTTTCTATCTGCCTCATTTAACTCTAAGTATGAATCTAATACTCTGAGTGATTGGGTTCGAAACTCTTGTACTGTAGTCACTGGCATGATTGCGATTCTTGTAGAATCAATACCACGACTTTCAATTAAATCTTTTGTCAATGCACTTTCTGATTCAAAGTACACAACGTTTGCATCTGGATTATTGTCTAAGAAACTTTTGACCATACCTAAAACAAAGAATGTTTTACCAGTAGCACTTTCACCTGCGATTGCAGTAATCTTGTTTGCAGGTAATCCACCATGGATTGAACCTGATATTAGTCCGTTAAATATATACGAACCTGTATCAATAAAACTAGCAACATCACCCGCTTCGACACCCTCATCAACAATCGATGCGAACTCATTACCTGTTTCTTTGATTATTTGTTTTAAAAAATTCATTTACTTTTCACCTCCGTTAGTTCTAGCTATTATATAATAGTAGTTGTTATTATAACACATTTCTTTAAATTTGTCAAGCAATTCTTCTTCTATGTAGAAATACTCTCTTTCTGTGTCTGTGATTAGATTAACATAAACCATTAGAATATTTTAAATCTTTCTAAACGTTTTAATATTTTCTTTATTGGTTTATACACTTCCCATATTGTTTCGATATGGTTATCTAATTTTTTCTCTATTTCTTCTAGTTTCTTTTCTATTCTATCTAACTGTTTTTTATCCATTACAATATCTTAAATTTTTCATATTCTACTTTGAGTGTTTTTTTACCTGCGTTCTGAAAGTTAATAGTCACAGTGTTATTAATACAAGACTGCACTTGTCCTTGACCCCATTCGGGATATTCAACGTGTTCTACTATTGTGCCCGGCACAAGTATTGATTCTGAATTTTCATACATTATATTTTATACTCTGACCTATCGTCTTCATCTTTTGGTATGAATCTCCAAGGTATCGATCTCCACTTCTCAATATTTTCATTCTCAAATCTTAAACTTTCATTTTCTGGCACATAATTACTTGGTGGGTCAATGTAATTTTCTGTTGATACTTTGCTCCACACAACTTCAAATATTTCTTCCCATTCGTGTTCATTCCATAATTGTTTTATTTTTGCCATTGTTAATTCTCTATTGTATTCAACCTTGCGTTGATAATCATAATATTCTTGTAACTTAAAATATTCTTGTTCTGATATCATTCTCATATTTATTTCAAATCACAAACACTATATGTTTCTTTGTCGAGTTCAACACCAATATATTTTCTGTTCATTTTTT